AGGTCCGCATGACCTTTGAAACCTTCGAGGATCTCTAACCATGGCCTTCTATCGAGGCGAACAAGGCTCCGTCAAGTTTGACGATGCCGGCACCACCAACGCCACCATTGCATCAACCCGCTCGTGGTCGATGACCATTGAGAAGGACGTGCTGGAAACCACCGCTCTGGGCGCTACCTACAAGAGCAACATCGGCGGTTTGATTGCTGGTTCTGGCACCGTCGAGGTGCTCTACACCGCCAGCAGCGCCGACGAGACAAACGCATTCATCAAGGCAGCTAACACTGCTACCGATGGCGCTGGAGCAACCTTTGAGTTGTTCTTGGACACCACCGGCACAAAGAAGATCAGCTTCGCTGGCCTGATCACCTCTGCCGAATACGGCGCCACCGTCGGCGAACTTGAAGTTATCACCTGTAACTTCACCACCAGCGGCACCATCACCACCTCGATCTGATCATGGCCTTCTATCGCGGCGAGCAAGGTACGGTCTTCTTCGACAAGGACAGCAGCGGCGGCATCTCCGAGATCGCTGCGGTGCGTTCATGGTCGATGACTGTTGAGAAGGATGTACTTGAGACCACCGCTCAAGGTGCAACCTACAAGGCCAACATTGGCGGACTCCTTGGTGGTACCGGCAGCATGGAAGTGCTGTACGATGCTCCAGGTGCCGGCGATAAGCTGGACCTGATCAAGGATGTCGGCACAGTAACCGATGAAGGCAATGCCTTTGTCGAGCTGTACCTTGATGAAACCGGCGGCAAGAAGATCACGGGTAGCATCGTGATCAACTCCACCGAATACGGCGCCACTGTTGGCGAGCTTGAAATGGTGACGATCAACTTCACCATGAACGGAACAATCACTCTGAGTGTCTGATGCCTGCTACAACCCGCACCGTTGACCTGCTCACCGGTGCTTTTGATCTGACGCAACGTCGGCGGTTTGACGTGAAGAAAGAGGATGGCACGGTTGTGCTGCCGCTCTACTTCACGCCGATCACCCGCGCCGATCGCAAGCGTGCCACAGGGCTTTCGGGCACTGATGAAGCGCTGGACATCAGCACGCAGATGCTGTGCCATAAGGCGGAGCTCGAAGACGGTACCAAGGCATTCGCTGCAGCTGATGCGGTGAAGCTGCAACGGGAGCTGCCGGAGCAGGTGCTGAATGAGCTTGAGTTGTTTCTGTTTGGCCTCGGCCAAGCTGAATCCCTGGAGACAGCAAAAAACGACTAGAAGCCGACAACTGGCTCTTCTTTGAGTTCTTCCTGGCGACTGAGCTAGGCAAGACCGTGAGCCAGTTGCGGCAAGACTTAACTGATGATGAGTTTGTGCATTTCGCCGCCTACTACGAGGTGAAAGGCAAGCGCGAGCAACAGGCTATCGACAAAGCCAAGCGCCGATAGACTGACTGTATAAGGAGGCGCTGTCGTGGCTGTTGCTGTTGTTGATGTCCGCGTTGATAGCTCATCAGCTGTCCGCAATCTGCAGCAGGTCGGCAATGCGGGCAAGTCTGCTGAATCGGCGCTCGGTGGACTGACAAAATCCCTCGGCCCATTGCTGGCTGCATTCAGCGCAGTGCAAGCTGCGCAGTTTGTCTTTGCCAAGACTGCCGAGCTTGAAACGCAGACGCGCAGCATTCAGACATTGACTGGCAGCGCACAGCAAGCCAAGCAAATCATTTCTGAGTTGCAAGCCCTTGGCGCAGTCACGCCATTTACGAGCACCGAGCTGATCGACGCCGCCAAGCGGCTACAAGCGTTTGGTGTTGAGGCAAAGAACGTCGTCGCAACCACCAGGAGACTTGCGGATGTCAGCGGCGCTACTGGTGCCGAGCTGCAAGGATTGGTCACCGCCTACGGGCAGGTGCAAGCAAAGGGCAGACTCCAAGGAGAAGAACTACTTCAGTTTCAAGAACGTGGCATCGCGCTGCAAGGCGAACTGCGGAAGATGTATGGCCTATCTGGAGATGAGTTCCAGAAAGCGCTGAGCAAGGGGCAGATCAGTGCGCAGGCTGTAGAGGTCGCAATTGTCCGACTGACAGAGAAGGGTGGCAAATACGCCAATGGCGCCATCGCGCAATCTGACACGCTGGCAGGCAAGTTCAGCACGCTGCAAGATGGCATTGATCAGGTTGCAAGAGCTGTCGGCACCAGCCTGACACCAGCACTGAAAGGTGCCTTAGACGTTGCCATTGATCTTGTGACCCGAATGGGACAAGCATTTGCAGCATCATCCATAACAGAGAAGGAAAAGCAAGCGATGCTTTCGCGCACACAACAAGCAGTGACGCGAGACTTCGGTCCAATGCCTGGCGGCGCATTTGGCATGGGTGAAATCCAGATGAAGTTTGGAGGCAAGGTATATCGTGGACAACCTGCAGAGGTAACAGCGCAGATTACTAATGCAATGATCAATGCCGAAGTTGCGCGACGTGCGCAAGTCGGACTAACTCCAACACCCACGGCACCAGCCAACACCACTCCTCCGCCGATGCTGGCGCCTGGTGGTGGTGGTAGTGGTGGTGGTAGCAAAGGATCCACTGACAAGGCCGCCAACGATGCTGCTCGGATCGCGCAGCAGATCCAGCAGTCCATCCAGCAGCTTAATTTGGTGCGGGCAACCTACGACATCGAAGGTCGGATCCTTGATGCCAGGCAGAAAGGCGTTCAACCGCTGGTGCTGGCACGCGAGGCACAGAAGGAGCTGCTTCGTATCAATGCCGAAGCCGTCAAGATCAAGACCGACAAAGAGCTACCAGCAGCAGTAAAGAAGAACCAGCTTGATTTGCTCGCGGTACAAGCTGCGACCGTATCACGTCAGCTTGCGTTTGACATCCTCACCTACGAGCAGGAGCGCACCAAGTCAGCCACTGAGGCGATGCAGAAGCTAGAGGATGAGCTTGGGATCCAGAATGCCAAGCTGCATGGCATAGAGGCTGAATACATCCTGAACTTGCAGATTCGTGACCTTAAGGCGCAATATCCGGCGCTCAACGAAGCCGACATCCGCTCAACCATCACCAAGACGGATGCGCTCAAGAAACAGGTCAGTGCTGCCGAGGAATTGAAGTCGCTCTATGCCGACATCGGCATGACGATTAAATCTGGCGTCGTTGATGCCATTCAAGGCGCCATCGACGGCACCAAGAGCCTGCAGCAGGTCGCCGTTGATGTTCTCAACAGCATCGCCAACAAGCTGCTCGACGTGGCCATCAACATGGCATTGTTCGGCGCCATGTCAGGCACCGGCACCGGTGGCGGCTTGCTTGGTGGGTTGTTCAAGCGCGCCCAAGGCGGCAGCGTCACGGCTGGCCAGCCGTACCTTGTCGGTGAACGCGGCCCTGAGCTGTTCATGCCAGGTCGCAGCGGTGGCATTGCGCCGACCGGCAGCTTCGGTGGTAGTGGCGTCAACGTCACCGTCAACGTGACTACCGGCGGCAGCAGCGTGCAAGGTGATCAGGCGCAAGGCAAGCAACTCGGGCTGGCAATTTCGGCAGCGGTACAATCAGAGCTGATCAAGCAGAAACGCCCTGGAGGGCTGCTCGCCTGATGGCTACCTTCCCCTCCACGCCAGCACCTGCCTACGGTGCCGAGAAGCGCAGCAGGCCAGCAGTTCGTAGCGTCAAGTTCGGCGACGGCTACGAGCAGCGGCTGACGTTTGGATTAAACCAGAACCCGAAGTCATGGGCACTGGCATGGAACAACATCTCCGAAGCGGACTGCGACACGCTTGAAGCGTTCCTTGATGCACGCGGCGGGCAGGAATCCTTCGACTGGACACCACCTGATACGGCAACGTCCTACAAGTGGATCTGCCGCGAATGGAGCAAGTCAATCCCATATACCGGACGCGCCAACCTCTCTGCCACGTTTGAGCAGGTGTTCGAGCCATGAGCTTCACGGCATGGGCCGCCACTACTGCGTTCGTCGTCGGTGATGTACGCCGCGCCACGACTCTGCAGACCAGTGGCCTTGTCTTTCGCTGCACCGTCGCAGGCACCAGCGCCAGCACTGAGCCGGCCTGGCCGACCGACATCGGCAGCGCCATCACCGATGGCACGGCTACCTGGCAGGCGATCAGCAGCGTCTACGAAGAGCTGGCTGCGCTGGCACCCAATGCCATCATCGAGTTATTCCAACTCCAGCTCGTGGCTGCGCTCCACGGCAGCTCCGACACCTACTACTTCCATGCCGGGGTCAATGCTGCTGTCACCGGCAACATCACCTGGAATGGCCAGACCTACATTCGCCTGCCAATCCAAGCCGAGGGCTTTGAGTACAGCAACACCGGGACGCTTCCCCGTCCGACGCTCAGCGTCGCCAACCTTGGTGGTGAGATCAGCGCCCTCCTGCTGATGGCCAATGCTTTCACGCCAGGCAACGACCTCGGCGGTGCGGTCGTCACCCGTATCCGCACGTTGAAGAAATTCCTCGATGGCCAGGCGGCTGCAGATCCGCACGCAAAGTTCGCCGACGAAGTCTGGTACATCGACCGCAAGAGCGCCGAAACCCGCGACGTGGTGCAGTGGGAACTGGCCAGCAAGTTCGACTTGGCAGGCATGATGATTCCCAAGCGGCAGATCATCGCCAACATCTGCCAATGGCAGTACCGCTCGGCGGAGTGCGGTTACACCGGCATCAACTACTGGAACGCCAAGGATGAACCCGTCGGCACCCTCGGCGCTGACAAGTGCGGTAAGCGGCTCAGTTCATGCAAGCTGCGCTTCGGCGCCACGGCTGAGCTTCCGTTTGGCTCCTACCCGGGCGCGGGACTGACGCAATGAACCTAAGCGAACGCCTCAAAACCGAGATCATGGCCCACGCTAAGGCCGAGGATCCCCGCGAGTGCTGCGGGTTGATCGTTGTGGTCAAGGGCCGTCGCCGGTACTTCCCCTGCCGCAACATTGCCGCCACGCCGGATGAGCACTTCATCCTCGACCCTGTCGACTACGCCGCCGCCGAGGATCAAGGCGAGATCCTGGCCGTGGTGCATAGCCATCCAACCACTCAACCAACCCCCTCACCCGCCGATCGTCTTAGCTGTAACGCCACAGGTCTGCCGTGGCTTATCGTCAACCCCAAGATCGAGGCTTGGGGCGGCTGCGAGCCAATCGAGTACGAGCTGCCTTATGTTGGCAGGGAGTTTGTGTTTGGCGTCGTTGATTGCTATTCACTGGTGCGCGACTGGTACGCCAGCGAGTGGAACCTTCAACTGGCCAACTTCGAGCGCCGTGACCTGTTCTGGGAACGCGGCGAAAACCTCTACCTCGACAACTACAAAAGCCAGGGCTTTCGCCAAATCCCCTTCGCCGAACTTGAGCGCGGCGACTCCGTGCTTATGCAACTTGGCGCGAACCTGCCCAACCACGCCGCGATCTACCTAGGTGATCAGCAGATCCTGCATCACGTTCAAGGCAGGCTGTCGAGCCGTGATGTCTATGGCGGCTATTATGTGAAGAACACGGCCATG